GATCATTTGAATCGGTGGCCAGCTGGCAGGTAAACACTGGAATCCGCCATTCGGTCTTGCCCAAGACTTTGTTGAGGGTCTTTTCGCTGATACCGCAACGTAGATCCTTGATGATGACCCTGCGACACAGGCCATTCCACTCTTCACTATCAAATTGTTGGCTCATATCTGCGATGGCATCGCGAGCCGCATGACCCGTAACACTTCTTGTCCTAAGTTCTTCCAAAAGACCCCAGAACCTGGGCCAAGGATTGGGTCGATCAGTCAGCCCGTTGGTCTCTTCAACCTGACGCACACCAAACACATGGAAGGGGTTGTAGGCTTCATAGCAATTGAACAAGAAACACTGGGCATTGGCACTGCCTAGCTTGGCAGCCATGAGTGCCTTCTCAATTACTTTTTCTTTGTGTATTCTGCTGTCTGAGCTTTCAAGGTCACGGATCCAGTCTGCGGCCAATTTGAGTCCTTCATAGTCCAACACTCTAGGCTGAATAATATCATAGGGTGTTGTCATCTTATTTACTGGCGCCTTGTTGATGTTTATACTCGCGTTTTAACCACCACTTGTACATGCGGAAGTAGGTTGCGGCGTCACAGATAGGAAAACCATAGGTGCTGGCCTCGTCCTTGTGATCCATGTAGATTCTCTGCAACCAAACTTGAAATGCGCTGTCGGGTCTTTTCATTTCATCTCCATTATTTTCTTGATCACTGCTGTGGCTTCAGGAAAACCCTGACGCTCACGACTCGACACCACGGCTTCGATCAATTCCATTTGTGTTTCGTGCAAACCACCCACAAAGGTCATGATCTGATCACGAGTCAAAGTCATTTTAATATTGCCTAAGATCTGGCGTTTGCGATTGGCACTGGGGCGGTCTTCATAGTTTTCATCATACATCACACAGTCTCCTCATCACAGTCACGGGCAAAGATACGAGCCACATCTTCCTGGGTCACATAATCTTTGAAGTAGATATAGGTATCGTTGATGCTACAACCACGTGCCTGCCATTCCATGATTTCAATTTCAATGTCTTTGTAGAATCCCATTATTGTGCCTCCCCAGCATAGCGACTGTGCATCCGGCCAAGAAACTCTGCATCAGCGTCGGCACACCATTCGGCATACTCGGCAGGATCAATCACTTCGTCCTGGGTGGCGTAAGCTTCGATGACCCAGCCTGCTAGACGGAGTTGGGCACGTCCTTCTGGAGTGGCCTTCATGGCATCCATGGCATCATGGATACTGTTGATCTGTGCAACTAAAAACGCACGATCACGCCACTGTTCAGGTGTGGCACCTCTTGGACGCCAACCATGGAAGTCCTTGTGGAAATCGCTGTAATAACTCTGTAAATCTTCTACTGTTAGTTCTGCAAAATCGCTGTGTGCCATTGTGCCGCTCCTTTATTGTTTATACATATATTATAACAAATGGTCCTTTTCTGGTCAATCCCAGCTTTTCTTGTCGCCGTGGCGTTCGTTATAGTCGTAGCCAGCCAGGTATTCTTCAATTTCAGCGGCATTGAGTTCTGTGACTTTTTGACCGTGGCCTGTGCCTTCGGTCCACCAGTGTGGATCACGGGGACGACCATAATATGAGTCGGCACTACCGCGATCAAAAAGACCACCGTGCAGTTTTCTATCAAACTGTGGACCACGCAGGGTCTGCACGATTTTTTCTTGTTCTGTGGGTTCTAACATGGCAATATACATATCTGCTCCTTCTTGGTTGGGTGGGGTGTAGAGTTGGCCTGCATTTTGTTGACTCTACATTAAGGCGTTTCCTAGGATTGCCAGTCACCGCCCCATAAACTTAACTATAACTACATTATAACCGAATTGTCATTATTGGTCAACCACTTCCACATAAACGATCTACACGTGGTTGTATTTTATACACAAACTCATCCACACTACTTTCAGCCCACACACGCAAACGGTAATCAGCCACGGCCAATCTAAAATAGGCTATGCTGTCATCGCGATCGCAGGTCGTGAACATTCGGTAAAAAAAATCATGACACATTTTCTTGTAGGTGTCATTGATTTCATCAAGACTTTCAAAATATCTTGCCAACTCTAACAATTCGTGGTCCAAGGTCCTTAAAGGCAATTGGTCGCTGAGGTCCAGTTGTTGGAATTCTGGACTCCTGTGCAACGCCAGTATTTTTTGTGCCGAGTTGCTTAGTAAGTATTCTCTCATATAACCTTAATTATCATGGTCAACCATTGTCCCGGACTTAGGATTTACAAGTTAGCACGCACTAACCTACCCTGGTTGGCGCCGGGTTGGAGATTACACTATCTAATCACGTAGGTCTTGAACACCACTGTGGTAGGTTGTCCAACCTTGACTTCTGATCTGGGTCTGCACTCCGATTGCATTTTGGATCCGGTTCGTTCAAAAATTTTCTGGTAACGGGCCTGTGTCTTTTGACAGTTTTCTAATTGGTTGTAGCCGCCGTAGACGTGATAATCGTTAGGTGTTCCTGCCATGAAAAAAACCAAGACCCAGTTTACCATTATATGTTACAGGCCGAAAAGAAACGGTCCTGGTCAAATCGCTGATTGGCTTCTTTGCAGGCCGAAGCTACTGCCACTGCGGCCTGGAGACGAGCATGGGGATCCATGATCGAGTTGATGTATTTGGCGAGTAGTTCAAAGTGTTTCTTAGACATACTGTTGCTCCATTAAGTTACTATAAAACTATTGTAACAAAATGGGCATTTCTGGTCAACCATTGGTTAGTGTTTGCTAACTTTGGGTTCTAGTTGCACAGCCATCACAGGTTGACAACGGGTATGGATTTCTGTGGGCTGTTTCTTTTGTTGATAGCGCATGGCCAATTTTTCTTGCATGACCAGACAACTGGCATGGTGTTGGTATCCGCCCCAGACTTCAAACTCTGGGCTGGTCACGGACAACTGCACGATCAGCATCCATTCAATCATGGCAATATTTATAGTCAAGAAAAAGCCCACAATCAATGTGGGCCTGTTCATCCCCAAACTTCATGGTATCGTTGCATGGCCCTGGCTCGGGCTAGAAACAATCTCAGTCGAACCGAGTCTGAAAGTTCAGGCTCGCTGACCGATTCCAGTTCTGGGCGACGATATCCAACGTGAAACCCCAGGGTCTCATCATAGTATTGGATATCATCGTCTTCAAAAGCTAGATTACTTCTTAGCAGCGTCCTTGGCAGGAGCAGCCTTGGTGTCGCTTTTGGCATCAGCCTTTTTGGCTTCTTCTTTTTTGGCAGGAGCTGCGGCTGCTGGTTTCGCTTCTTCTTTCTTGGCAGGAGCTGTTTGTGCTACAGCGGAAAGCGCGAATACGGATGCTACGATTGCTAACAATGATTTCATTTTGATTTCCTTTAGGTTAAAACACAGTTGATTCCGTGTTATATATTTAACGCCTTGACCCGCACCAGCGTTGACTTTTTTTGATCCAATCAAATGATTTTTTGGCTGACCGCTTGTGATACCGTGTATTGAGAAGTGCCCAGATCTGCTTCGGGTTCAGGATACTGGTCGCTGATAGTGATATCGGTTTGCATGCCAGCCGAGTTAAGTCTTACCTGATTTCGTGCTTCTCGCATGGTGCTGATTATGGCCTGGCCTCCTTGAGTTGAAGTATTGGCTACACTCTGCAACACAAAGGCGGTACCACCTTCGACCACGTCTAATCCATCGCTGGCTAAATTATATACCAAACTCCAGGGCACTGTGTTGGGCAACAAATTAGCAAACTGAATGTCAGCTCGTGACAAATTTATCTTTTCAGTCAGCAATTGATTGCAGATAACTGTAAAGTTGGCCGTGGTCTGAGCTACCTGAGTAGGGTTAGCACTGACTATGCCACCTACTGTACTAACCATGGCAGGATTAAGGCCGCTGTTGAAAGCTGTGGCAATGCTGGCGTTGGCGGTATTGGCTGGGCCATACGTTCCTTCTCCGGGCAATCCGACTGGAATTGTTGTGTACCAATCACCCGGGGCCATTGGGTCTTCTGCGGTATATGTGCCGGCTGCAGTGGTTTCCATGACAGTGTAGACTCCTGTGGTACCATTGGTCAACGCAGTAAAGTCGCCTTCAGATGTCATGGTGTTGAGGATGACTGTGGTGTTGGCCAAAGGTCCACTAATATTGACTCCGGTTATGCTGCCGATTACGTCTGTGAGCAATAACAGACCGTCGACACCAGATCCTGTGGCCAAGGTCTGGGTATAGTAGGCAGTCACGTTGGCCGGCAGTGGTTGTGTCAGTGCATTAATGGCGCTCAAATCGGTATTGCTTTCTAAACCTTCGGTGGCCGTGGCCAGCACTGGCAAGGCAGTGTCAAATATGTTTTTGACCTGTTCAAGACCGGCCTGCAGACCTTTGTTGGCCAGGGCCTGATCAGGAGGAATTATGCGGCGCAGTTGATCGTATGTGCTCATTGTTGTCGGGGTGGTAGATTCTGCAAGGGATTACCAGTCAATGGTATTAATACACTGGTTGGTAATTCGCTTTCTAACTTGGTGTTCACAGCTCCGGCCTCATTGATATAGATACCTCTGAGACCGTTGGCTGTAGGTGCTGTGAGAGTATTGTAGCTTCTCGGTAGGATCTTGATTGGATTCAAAAGGTCAGCCATGGTGAGGATGCCAGGAGTGGTCACACGCAACAATCTCAATATTTGTGCAAGTGCTTCTCCGGTGACCTTAGTCATGGCCAGATAAATCAGGCGTTGTTGTTGATCGGTATACTGAGCGGTGTCTGGGGCATCTACCAGATCTTGTGGTAGTCCGGCATTGAGCAGTGCCGTATTCAAAGCCGGGGTGGTGCTGGCTATGGTTCCTATCTGCCGCAACAAGGCCGCAGGACTGCCAAGATTGTTGAGATTATTCAAATCTATCAAGAAACCCAGCTGTGCCAAGTCTGCACCCAAGGCTGAAAAAGCCTGGCTGACTCCACTTAGACCGCCGGTGCTGAGATTATCTTGCGTGGTAAAACCCACAGTGTTATTGCTACTGGTTGCGTTCAGAGTGGTCTTGATGAGACGGTTGGTTTGATTAACATAACCTTGGGCGGCCGACAATACCTGTGCAAACTTCCCAATATCACCGTTGCCCAACAAGTTACTGATCTCAGTGGAGATAGTACTGGTCAAGGTAGCTGTTCCAAGGTTGCCCTGGAATGCTGTGGGTATGCTGTTGGTCAAGGCTGGAAAAGTTCCAGATACGATGTTGAGTGGCACGTATCCGGTAGCTACCAGTGCAGCAAATCTCGACACTAAGGGCAAAGATGTATAGGCGCTGACATTGCTAGAAACACTGGAATTGGCAGAGATAGGAACTCCACCAACGTTGCCCAGGATACCGGCACCGGCTATGAGATTTACGCTGCTGAGTGTGCCCAATACTGCCATTATCGAGCTCGCACGTCGGGGCTGCCACCTGATCTAGAATCAAAACAGCTATCTTTGTCACCTGTAAGTACCAAAGGAATTCCATTGGCACGGACCGATGATGATCCGCCTACTACACCTACTACCCCAGCACAGTGTATGGGGAATTTGGGATTGCATCCAATATGCGGAGTAAAAGGAGTATAGGGCTTGAGAGCGGGTCGGCCATTGATCAGAACATCATTGTGTCCAGGACCCACAGCAACACCGCCTTTTGAATTCAAATCACCTACTCTTTGCACGCCTGGCATTTTTTTATCCCATCAAAATCTTGCTGTTTCTCACTGGTTTGATACCAGTGGTGGCTTCTACATAGCTGTCTTGCACTTCATCTCGGCTGACAGCAATTAATGATACTTGTAATTTATTTATAGTCACAGATTTGTCGGGATTTGCCGTGAACAAGCTGTGTATCATATTGATGCCCTGTGGTCCTGGAACCACAGTAAGCGGCTTTGCCACGGTGTAAGTGTCTGCATCTTCGGCAGTGATTTTTGCCACCATTTCGTCACCGTTGGCAATCTTGATTGTGTAAACCTGATCTAATTCTACTTTCATGCTAGCCTTTTAAATGTTTGCGTAATTCTGTAAACCCGCCAATCAGTTCGCTATCTAAAAAAATCTGCGGTACCGTGCGGGCATCTGGTACTGCTTCTAACAGTTGCTCGCGTGTCCAATCGCGGCTGATATTGCGTTCTTCATATTCGATGCCTTTTAACTTGAGCAAGTTTTTTGCTTGATCGCAAAAAGGACAGGCATCTTTGCTCCAGACAACTGCTTTCATAATTTTCTCCTTGATTGTTATTATAAGCTAGGCAATGCGTCGTAGTCAACTGTATCACTCATTACACCAATCACATAGTTGGTTGACTCGTTTTCCTGCAAAGCTGTTTGTTTGTTACTGGTGTTGACATGCTTGTTGAACCAAGGAATTGGTGTGGTTTTTGGCGCCGGATTCCAATATCGCAAACCAATTTCTTTGAGTGCATTGACCGCTGTGTAGTCCACAAAATCTTTGAGAATATTGGCATTGAGTCCGATCACTGGACCTTTTTTGAACAGGTAGTCGGCCCAGGCCTTTTCTTCACGGATCACATCCTCGTACATGAGTTGGACCTCCTGTTCACATTCTGCCTTGGCTCTGGCAAAGCGGGGATCTTCTTTGACCACTTGATTGATCATCCAGGCTGTCCAATCTTTGTGTAGGATTTCGTCCTGCAGGATCAACTGTATAATGTTTCCATTCCCAATGAATATGCGATTTTCCACCATGGCCAGGCTGGTGGCAAAACTGACCATGAAGCGGAATGCTTCAAGACCGTATGATGCGTTTAGTGCCAGCCAGATGGCCTTGATGTGTTCCTGTTCGTCAAACTTTTCTAGCAGTTCTTTGCGACAGTTGATCATGTGTAAGCGATCATAATAGAGACCTATACTTGATGCCATGTCCACGATCTCTGCGGTGTCATGGATCTTGTTGAATTCTTCCTTGGGCACGTTGTAGATGTTGCGGATGATGTGGCTATAGCTACGACTGTGGATGTTGGTCTCAAAGAAACTCCAGTTATACATGAGGGCTTCTACTTCGGGTATGCTGATCACAGGAGTGAATACCTGTGCAGGTCCACGGCCTTGTAAACTGTCTAGGGCTGTTTGACGCAGTAGATTGCTTGTAAAGATATGGCGCACCGTGTCCGAAGCTTCTTTGAAGTCGCTGGCATCTTTGGTCAGGCTAATCTCCTCTGGCACCCAAAAGAAACCACGTGCCTCTTGTTCAAACTTGGCGATCTTGGGGTACTTGACTTCCTCAAAGCGTTGGATGGTCACAGGACCTTCGGGATCCAGGAACATTTTGCGACCAAGATAATCTGTTCGGTGTTTTAGGTTGTATTGTGCTTGACTCATAGTTTACATGCCTCGCAATCTTCTTCTAATAGTTGTGCGTCATCGGGTATGTCCAGGGGTTGATGTGTGACTTCTTCACTCTTGGATCCTTGTTTATTGATCAGGCTATAGTAGAATGTTTTCAATCCCCAACGATGTGCCTGCATGAGATTTGTGGCGATCAAGGTTGTTGGAACCTTTCGATCGGCAAAATGCGCAGGATTGTAGAATGTGTTGGTGGAAATACTTTGATCCACATACGCGGCCAACACTGCCGCGGTCTTAATATAACCCGCACAGTCGGGTTGATCCCACATGAGCTGATATTTGTTCTTGAGTTTGTTATATTCCGGAACCACTTGGATCAGGCTACCGGCCTTGCTTTCCTTGACTGTGATCAGGCTCATAGGCATTTCAATGCCATTGGTCGAGTTGATTACTACACTGGAACTTTCTACCGGAGCAATGGCCATCAGAGTTGCATTGCGAACACCATGCACCTTCATTTTTTCACGCAAAGTTTCCCAATCCAGCTCGGGTTTGAAGTTAGTCAGCTCATCCACGGCCCGGGCCCGCAACTCCCAAGGGAATCGACCTTGCCCATATCTGGTTAGACCGCTATGGCTGCAAGGTCCACGTTCTCGGGCCAGCTCAATGGTGGCTTCTGTGAGATAGTAGGCCTGATGCTCCATCCAACTCTTGACTTCGGCCAAGGCATCTTTCTCGCCATACTGTAGGCCACGCTTGGCATGCCAATAGGCCAAGTTTGTTACTCCAATACCAAGAGGTTGGATCTCTTGATTGGATAGCATGCTCTGTATGCTCAAAAAGTCTTGATAGTCCAATATATTACATAGACTGCGCTGCAGTATGCGGCAAGCCCGACGCATGTCTTCAGGATTACGGAACGCACCCCAGTTGATGGAACCCAGTGTGCATAAAGCGATACGGCCAGCATCGTCATCCAGGCGGCGAAAGGGCTTAGTAGGTAATAGAATTTCACAGCACAAATTTGACTGATAGATGGTATGGTACTCGGGATCAAAGGGTCCCTGGTTCATGACATTGTCAATGAACACCAAGTAGATACGACCTGTGTCAGTTCTCTCCTTAAGTATGCCGCCTTTGAAAACTTCTTCGGCACTCATGACCTTCTTGCGTAGGTCTTTTTTACGTTCATACTTTACATACAGTTCTTCAAACCGCGCTGTATCTTTGTAAAACGCTTCATACAGATCTGGAACTTCGTTAGGATCAAAGAACGTGATCTGTTCCTTGTTCTTAAAACGCCGCCAAAAGAACGATGATAATACCACTCCGTAATCCATGTGTCGGACTCGTGTTTCTTCAGTACCTTGATTGTTCTTGAGCACAATGAGATCATCAAATTGATAATGCCAGATAGGATAGAACACAGTAGCACTCGCATTACGGATACCTCCTTGACTGCATGAACGTAGATCACCAAACCACTTTTTAAGAAATGGAATCATGCCGGTATGCATGACTTCTCCTCCGCGAATGGCGGCGCCTAGTGGTCGTAAACGACCGACTTCCAGACCAATACCAGCACGCTTGGCAGCATACTTGGCCATCATCTCACCACTGGCAAATATGCTATCCAAGTCGTCATCGGCACGGATAAGAACACAACTGCTGAACTGTTTGGTGGGCGTACCCAGTCCAGCCAACACAGGTGTGGCCAGAGTAAAAAGGCCATCACTGGCACAATTATAATATTCTTTGATGTAGCGCATTCTGGCAGTGTTGGGTTCTTCTCTATGGAATACTGTAGCTGCTGCCATCATGTATCTTACCTGAGGTGTTTCGTATATTTCTTTGGTAGCACGATTGCGTACCAAATACTTTTCAATCAATTGTTCAATGGCCGCATAGGAATACTGCTCATCTTTTTCATGATCGATCATGTCATTCATGCGATTCCAGTCATCCTCGGTATACCATTCTAACAGTTCTGCGGTATATAGACCCGTGGCCACATTACGCTTGACTATGTCGTACAGATGAGGTGGAGTGTAACTACCGTAAACATCTTTACGCAACATTGAAAGACGTTGTTTGCCAGCCACATACTGATAGTTGGTATGCCCAACATCCGGGTTGGCTTCCACGTCAATGAGATCCACAATGGCACGCAAGGTAATTCCATCAATTTCTTGTGTGGTTATACCATCATAAAAATGCAACTGTGCTTTGATTTCTATCATGCTCTGACTTACATCAGCGATACCCTGGCAGACCTTGGCAACCTGTGCCTGCCACTTGTCAATCTGTAGTGGCTCTTTGTGTCCGCTTCGTTTTACTACTGTGATCTGCGTCATCCGTCTCTCGTTCTTAAATTTTTTCGTTGCTACATTATGTGATGTTGCTGGTATTGCCGTTTGATGATTACTGCTTGGATGGTATTTACTACGCTGTCAGCAGTCCAATTAAGTATATATTTTTCTTTGCCAACTTGGACTAAATTTAGGTCATCATGGGTCAAAATCAACTCTGCTGGGGTCAAATCTGCACGGTCCAATAAAGTTATAGTATACAGGATTCCCAAGCCTCTTGCAAGTTCGCAGTAGATGTTATCACTCAAAAGTTGCCAAGGATCCGGCCAGGTAGCTTGGTCGTCCCAGTGCAAATAATACGGGCACCATGGTGCTCGAAACCACCATGCATTGATGTGTTCAAGTGCAGATTGGACCGGAAGATCTGAGCATTTATCACGCAGGATGTTCCAGCTTTCCAGCCGGTCAGCGAATGAATTTGGCCAGGTCAAG